ATGAAAGAAAATAAAGTTTATGTAATTCAAGAAATCGCAGGAACTAAAGAAGGCAAACCTAAAATTAATATTATGGGTGCCAGAGAATACGGTGATTTTAAATTTTTATTACCTGAACTTTCTCAAATAATTTTTTCTCCTGGTCCATTAATTTATAAATTAAGACAAGGGTTAAAAAATTTTAAATCAGGAGATTATTTATTACTTACAGGAGATCCTGCAATAATAGGTGTAGCATGTTCTGTTGTTTCTGACATGACAAGTGGTAAATTTAATTTGCTTAAATGGGACAAACAAGAAAGAAAATACTATCCAATAGAAATAAACTTATATGAAAGAGGAGAAATAGATGGCAACAATTAAAACAAATGGAAAAACATTTTTAGAAGAAAATGAAAAAAGAAATACAACTTCTTCAGGAATGATAAACTTTGAAGCAGACCAACAGGAGGTCTTAAAAAAAACTGACAACATACGCTCTTTAGCTGATCAAGTTGAAAGATTAGAATCATTACAAAGTAGACTTGAACTACAAGAAGAGAATATGAAAAGTACTAAAAAAGAATTAGAACATTTATCTGGAGAAGTAATTCCAACCATGATGGCAGAGATGGGTTTATCTCATCTTAAACTTATGGATGGATCTTCTGTAGATGTTAAGCCGCATTACAGTGCAAACATAACTGTAGCAAACAAAGAGGCGGCTTTTAACTGGCTTCGTAATAATGGATTAGGTGATATTATAAAGAATGAAATTTCTGTATCATTTGGTCGTAACGAAGATACAAGGGCTGCAGATTATGCTGACCTTGCGAAGAGTCACGGGTTTCAACCGACACAAAAGTTGAAGGTGGAACCTATGACTCTGAAAGCGTTAGTCCGTGAGCGTATTGAGGCAGGTAAAGAAATGCCAACGGAAATTTTCAATGTATTCATTGGAAATAAAACTACAATAAAAAGGAAACAATAACTATGAACCAAGTAGCAACAAAAAAAGAAGGAGCATTATCTACAAATTTATTTGAAGCTGATGCTAATAAAGGTGCTCAAAACATATCGCAGGAAGATCTTGCGTTACCTTTCTTAAAAGTTTTGGGACAATTATCTCCAGAAGTCAATAAGACTCATGGAAAATATGTCGAGGGCGCAGAACCCGGCAAAATAATAAATACAGTTTCAAATGAACTGTATGATTCTATCGATGTATTACCCGTCTTTTACAAAAGACAATACATAGAGTGGCAGGATCGTGGAACTAGCACTGGTGCTCCAGTTGCAATTCACGAGGCAGACAGTGATATTGTGAGTACAACTACTCGTGATAAATCTTACAAGGATAGATTACCAAACGGTAATTACTTGGAGAACACTGCCAATCACTTTGTGATACTCTTAGGTAAGAGTCCAACAACAGCTTTGATTTCTATGAAAGCTACTCAATTAAAAGTGAGTAGAAAATGGAACTCAATGATGATGGGCATAAAAATGCAGGGTAAAACCGGATTATTTACACCGCCAACATATAGCCACATTTATAATCTAAAAACTGTTCAAATGTCTAACGACAAAGGAACATGGTTTGGATGGGATGTATCTAAAGTTGGTCCTGTATCTGACAAATCAATCTATGATATCGCTAAAACTTTTGCTGACCGAGTAGGTAAAGGCGAAGTGCAAGCGAAGCATGGCTCAGAGGAAACAAGTAGTACACCATACTAACCGAATCCTAGGTAGTGGGCGGCTAAGCGAGAGTGGATCCGCCCGCTTTGAAAAGTTATGTCAGTTGCAAATTTTAAAGATATATTTAAAGGATTAGATCGTGCGCGTGGTGTCACTTATGTTGACAAGAAAGGCGAAGACGGTCAAAAAATAAAAGGGAAATCGTTTGTAACGAGAGAAAAAGTTACAGATGATTTGTGGGATAGACACCTCAAAGGAATTGAACCAAGTCTAGGTATAATTCCAATCAATGATGACAATAAATGTATATGGGGATGTATAGATATTGATTCTTATGCAGGATTTGATCATAAAAAATTAATTGATAAAATTAAAAATTTAAAACTACCATTGGTGGTATTTAGATCTAAATCCGGAGGAGCCCATGTATTTTTATTTACTGAAGTTCCAGTAGAAGCAAAGATAATAAGAGACAAATTATTATCTATTAGTGCAGTATTAGGTTATGGAGGAGCAGAAGTATTTCCAAAACAGATAGAATTAAAATCGAAAGATGATACAGGAAACTTTCTTAATTTACCATACTTTAATGGTGATGACACAACAAGATATGCCTTTTTAGAAAATGGAGAAGCTGCATCACTGTCTGGATTTTATGGTTTACATGCAAGAAGTAAATTAACTCCTGAACAATTAGAAAAATTAGAAATTAAAAGACCACAGTCAGAATTTAGTGATGGTCCTCCTTGTTTAGAATCTTTAACACAAACAGATATAAAAGATGGAAGAGACCGAATACTTTATCAATATATACAATATGCAAAAAGAAAATGGCCAGAAAATTGGCAATCAAAAATAAATGCTTTTAACTATAGATATTTTGAAAAACATCCTGAAGGACCACTAGAAGATAAAATAGTTCAAGGTAAAATAAAATTTAATGACGGAAAAGATTTAGGTTTTAAATGTAATGAAGAGCCAATGTGTAATCACTGTGATAAAAATTTATGTAGAACTAGAAAATTTGGTATAGGTGGTGAAGCGGTATTTCCATCTCTTACTGATTTACAAAAAATTTTATTAGACGAACCATATTATTGGGTTAACGTCGACGGAGAAAGAGTAAAACTAGATACAATAGATTATCTTATGGAACAAAGATTATTTAGAAGAACGGTAGCAAAACAAATAAATAAAAAACCACCAAGAATTACAGTTAAAGAATTTGAAAAATATACTGATATGCTTTTACAAGGAATTGAAGAAGTAGAAGCACCTGTTGGATCGTCTAAAATAGATCAGTTAAGTAATCATTTAGAAGATTATTGTATTCAAAGATCAATTGGATCAGTTACTAAAAAAGATATTTTAAATGGAGCAGTTTATACAGAAGATGGCAAACACATACTTACTTTTCATAGATTTTTTCATGGACATTTAACCAAAAAGAAATGGAAAGAAGATTATCAAGTAACACAACAGATGCTTAAAGAACATTGTGGATGTGAAGAAGGAAGAATGACTATTGGTAAAAAGAAACCATCTATTATGAAAGTTGATGTATTTGATAAGGTTGAAGATCAATTTACTCAAAAAAAATTAAAGGAGGAGGCACCATTCTAATGAAAAAAATAGATATAAAATATATAGCTGGATTTTTTGAAGGCGAGGGTTCTATTTGTAAATACATTACTTATAAATATAATCCTATGATGAAAAAGAGGTATCCATGCACTACGATTCGTATGGAAATAGTTAATACTGATTTTGGTATTATGAAACAAATACATAAATATTTTAAAACAGGTCATTTAATAAAGATTAAACCTAGAAAGAAAGGGTATAAACCACAATTACGTTGGCAAACCACTCATAGACAAAGTTATCAGGTCCTTAAAAAATTAATACCTTACATGATTCATAAAGAAAAAATAAAAAAAGCGAAAGAAGTTTTTAAATTTTATGAGTAAAACAATTGTATTAGGACCACCGGGAACAGGAAAAACTTGGACTCTTCTTAATAAAGTACAGGATTATTTAAAAGATACTGATCCGGATAAGATAGGGTACTTTGCTTTTACCAAAAAAGCAGCTAATGAAGCCAAAGGTAGAGCAATGGACAAATTTAATTATACCGAAGATGACCTACCTTATTTTAGAACATTACATTCATTAGCATTTAGAAAACTTGGATACAATAAAGATCAAGTAATGCAGCGCAGGCATTATGAAGATCTTGGTAAAAAATTAAATATTTTTTTAGATTATAATGAATACGATGAAGAAGAGACAGGTATATTTACAACTAAGAGTGATTACTTAAGACTTATTCATTTGGCTAAACTTAGAAACATAACTTTAGAACAACAACTTAAATTAGGAGAACACAATACTGAAGTAGAATATAAAACTTTAGTTCATTTAGCCAACGAATTAGAAAGATATAAAAAAGAAAATGTTCTTAAAGATTATAATGATATGATAACAGAGTTTATTAAATCAGATAAATGTCCTAAATTTGATGTTGTATTTATTGATGAAGCACAAGATCTTTCATTAATACAATGGGATATGGCTAAAACTATTTGGAATAATACGGAGGATTCTTTTATCGCCGGTGACGATGATCAGGCAATATTTAGATGGGCCGGTGCGGATGTAGATTCTTTTATTGCACAAACAGGAAAACTTTTAAATCTTACACAATCAAGAAGAATACCAAGAGCAATACATGATTTTGCTTTAGGTATAATTAAACGTGTATCTAACAGAAGATATAAAGAATGGGCACCAAGGGATCATCAAGGATCATTAAAATTTCATGATGACATAAAAGATTTAGATATGTCATCAGGAGAATGGTATGTGTTATCGCGAACACGTCATATGTTAGATGGCATAGAAGAAGAAATGAGAGAACGTGGCTGGTATTTTGAAAACAGATTTAAAATAATGCCAGAAAAAGATGCAGCTGAAGCTGCAGCAGATTGGGAATTAGCAAGAAAAGGAACTCCATTAAACTATAAACAAATAGAAAGAATATATAGTTATATGACTCCTCAACATGCAGATAAATCAAAACTTAAAGGAATGGCTAAAGAAAGTTATTATAATTTTTCTCAATTAAAAGATTATGGATTAAAAACTGATGTAGTTTGGTACGACGCATTTAATGATTTAAACTTTAGAAGAAAAAATTATATTAGAAGCATGCGTAGAAATGGAGAAAATTTAAAAGTTAATCCAAGAATTCATTTATCTACTATCCACAGTGTTAAAGGTGGGGAAAGACCTAACGTAGTTTTATTAACTGATCTTACTAACAATACTAATAGATCTTACAGAAAAAATCCTGATGATGAGACAAGATTATTTTATGTAGGTGCAACACGAACAAAAGAAAATTTACATATTATAAGACCTAAAGATTATGAGAAAGCATACCCAATGGAAAATTATGAGTGATCACATATATAAAAAGCAGGTAGGCGGGAGTCACTACAAATCTATGGTTATTCAACCATCAGAATTTATAAACAGAAACAACATTCCGTTTGCAGAAGGCAACGCTATAAAATATTTGTGCAGGCATAAACAGAAAAATCAAAAAGAAGATTTACTAAAAGCAAAACATTATATTGACATGGCTATTGATAGAGATTATCCTGAAGAAGTGAAAGAGATAAAAAAAGAAAAAAAGAATTCGTGGGGTATTGTTAAATGATACAGTTTCCCTTATTTAAAGCTCAAACTGAATGGTTGCCACCAGAAAATTTTCCAGACTTATCTAAATATAGTGAGATTGCAATTGACTTAGAAACTAAAGATCCTGATTTAGTTAAGATGGGATCAGGTTCTGTTGCTGGTAGAGGAGACGTTACTGGTATTGCAGTCGCTGTTAAAGGATGGTCAGCTTATTATCCAATCGCTCATGAAGGCGGTGGTAATATGGATAGAAACAAAGTTTTAAAATGGTTTCAAGCAGTTCTAAACACAGATTCTATCAAAATATTTCATAATGCAATGTACGATGTATGTTGGATTAAAACTCTTGGTCTTAAAATTAATGGTAAAATAGTGGATACTATGATTGCTGCAGCGATTGTTGATGAAAATCAAATGAGATATGATCTCAACAGTTGTAGTAGGAGATATATAGGTTATGGAAAAGATGAATCAGCTTTATACCAAGCTGCAAAAGATTGGGGAGTAGATGCTAAAGCAGAAATGTATAAACTTCCTGCTATGTATGTAGGTGCATACGCAGAAAAAGATGCTGAACTAACTTATGAATTGTGGCAAGAATTAAAGAAAGAAATTTTACACCAAGATTTAAATTCTATTTTTGATTTAGAGACTGAACTATTTCCTTGCCTTGTTGATATGCGTTTTTTAGGAGTTCGTGTAGACGTAGAGCAAGCTCACAAATTAAAAGAAGAGCTACATAAAGAAGAAAAAGAGTTATTAAAAATAGTAAAAAAAGAAACGCAAGTAGACGTCCAAATATGGGCAGCACGCAGTATTGCTCAAGTTTTTGAAAAGCTTCGCCTCCCATTTGACCGCACCGAAAAAACAAATTCTCCATCATTTACAAAAAACTTTCTTCAAAATCACCCCCACCCACTGGTGAAAAGAATCGCCCGAGCCAGAGAAATAAATAAGGCCCATACCACATTTATAGATACCATAATAAAACATAATCATAAAGGAAGAATTCATGCAGAAATCAATCAGCTTAGATCCGATAATGGTGGAACTGTGACTGGTAGATTTTCGTATTCAAACCCAAATTTACAGCAAATACCAGCACGGAACAAGGAACTTGGACCACGGATTAGGTCATTATTTATACCCGAGGAAGGCCATACATGGGGTGTATTTGACTATTCTCAGCAGGAGCCTAGGTTGGTAGTGCATTATGCAGCTTTACAGAATCTCTATGGTGTGGACGAAGTATTGGAAGCTTATAAACAGGGTGATGCCGACTTCCATACAATCGTGGCAGACATGGCAGAGATCCCTCGTGATCAGGCTAAGACTATAAATCTTGGTCTGTTCTACGGGATGGGTAAAAATAAATTACAAGCAGAACTTGGTATTAGTAAAGATAAAGCTGATGATTTATTCAAACAGTATCATAACAAAGTTCCATTTGTAAAAAGATTGATGGACAATGTTATGAATAGAGGACAAGAGCGAGGTCAAATCCGTACATTGCTAGGACGACTGTGTCGTTTTCACCTATGGGAACCTACACAGTTCGGTATTCATAAACCATTACCTCATGACGCAGCGCTCCAGGAACACGGACCAGGGATTAAAAGAGCTTACACATACAAAGCTTTAAACAGATTGATACAAGGATCAGCTGCTGACATGACAAAGAAAGCAATGATTGAATTATACAAAGAAGGAATTACTCCACACATACAAGTTCATGATGAACTTGATATATCAGTAAGTGATAATGCAAATAAGATAAAAGAGATAATGGAGAATGCAGTTTCACTTGAAGTTCCAAACAAAGTAGACTATGAATCGGGACTTAATTGGGGTAATATAAAAAAAGAGGAGGAAAAATGAATAATATAAAACATAAAATAGAACATTTCTATTTAATGCACAGAGAATATATAATTGGTGCAGTTGTTGGTTTTATTATCGGCGCAATAATATTCTAATGTATTATGGCTTACCTAAACGCAAACATTCCTGTGACGTATGCACAGATCAGGAGAGAGTATCTCTATGATCTTAAAAAACATCATGGCGAAGTTGAAGACTG